CAATTACTTGGGAACCGGCAAGCATTTTTGCAAACAGCCCGACGGTTTCAGCTGGCGTGATTCACAGCCTAGAGATTCTTGGCTGTTATCTAACAGTGGAAAGGCTGGCGGTAAGTGCCTTAACACGCTCCTTGCGCTAAATTCTATTGATCTGCCAAAAATACCAGACAACTATGCTGCGGTCATGGCACAGCTTGTCACGGGATCCAACGTTCAGATCCCGTGGCAGCACGTGTTACCCAGAACGGTCTACGAAAATTACTTTAAAAATACTGTGAAGGTAATTGAGGACGTTTTTTCTGAATTACCATTTGACTATTACGATGCAGCTTGGTTACCGGGCTCTGAGCTTCTGCGATGTCTCAAACCTGCTAAGATCGACACCGCCGCTTGGCATCGGTTCTTAGAAGAAGCTAATGTGAACGCCCCCGTTCTTGCTTCGTTCAAGCCCGACCCTCGAGGCTTCGCGGACGTGCCCACCTACAATCGTTTCGGTACTCGCACGGGTCGACTCACAGTGTCTGACGGGCCCAATATACTCACCCTAAAGAGAGAGCACCGGGCAATACTGCAGTCGTCTTTCAGGGAAGGTGCGATCTGTTCTTTGGACTTTCGAGCTCTTGAACCCCGCATCGTTCTCGCTGAAGCGGGTCGAAGCAGTGATGCTGAAGACATCTACGGTGAGCTTGCTGAGAAGATCTTTGGAGACAGAACTAATCGTGACGCAGTGAAAGTGGCTGTCATCTCTGAGCTGTACGGTGCGGCGAAGGAGTCGCTCCGGGCTCGTTTGGGAATCTCGCAGGCGAAGATCGACGCCTTCGTGAAGGGTATCAACGACTTCTTCGGTCTTGAAGCTCTCCGCGAGCGCCTGACGACGCAAGCAGCATCGGGTAGAATCATTAACCGATTTGGTCGTCCACTGCGCGTGGATCCTGAAGCGAAGAACCTGTTCATCAACACCTACGTGCAGAGTACTGGAGTGGACGTGGCTATGATCGGTTTTAATACTATTTTACAAAAATTAGGTACAGAAGGCGTGAGACCGCTATTTGTTCTACATGACGCTATCATTCTTGATGTAAGAAATGACAAGCTGGACGATGTTTCCAAGATGACTTCGGTTGACATTCCTAACTACAATGCAACACTTCTTCTAAAATTTGAAAAGATGTGAACATTATGCTTGTACTGGCTTAATGTTGACGACATATGTCTCTAACACCTGAAGAAATCACAGCCAATTTTGATAAGTTTCGTTCTCTGTGCGAGAAGCTTGGAGATAGATCTGAAGCAGCCCTAGCTCTTGTCGACCACCTGGGAGAGCGCTTAGCACTGTGTCCTGCGTCATCCCGCAAGGAGTATCACAATGCAATGGCAGGTGGGCTTGTCGACCACTCCCTTCGTGTTCTTTCCAACGCCTTGAAGCTGTGTAAGACATACGGTTGGGATATTCCTAGAGAATCTCTGATCGTTTCTTGCTTACTTCATGACATTGGAAAGTGTGGCCTCATCGAAGATGACGGAAATGTAGTTGATTACTATATTCCTCAGGACTCAGATTGGCATAGAGAGAAGTTGGGTGAGATGTACAAGAAGAACAAAGACATGCCCTATATGACCACTCGTGACAGAAGTATTCACATGTGTCAACACTTCGGTCTTCAGCTCACGAAGGACGAATATCTCTCGATCCTTCTCAATGACGGATTTGTCTTAGAAGAGAACAGACCGTATTGCATGAAGATCAGTCAACTCGTTTTTGCTGTCATGACTGCTGACTACATTTCTTCCATGCAAGAGAAGGATGGAAATTGGGTGATGACTAATACTTAGCATTATGAAGAGCTACGCATATGTGATGGTCAGATCCAGAGCGTCGAAAAAAGAGGATAGATGCTATACGACAAAAGTCGAAGTCAGGATCTAACGAAGATTGCGATGGTCACTACATTCAGGAAAATGCTCCCTATAAGATGAAGGAGCCTCTTCTCGCGGACATCATCCATCAAGCTGACATCATAGCGACAAAAGAAGAAAAAGATACTTGAGAATTAGATATTTACATCGGTATGGATGACCTTCTTCGTGAATTTTTAGAATTAGCTTTAGCAGAGCTGAGAAACGCCAGAGTTCCTAATCAGCTTCGTAGTAGAAAGCCAAAGAAAAAAGACAGCGAAGACAAAAACGAGATGTCGACAGTAGGTGTTAGCTTAGGCGGAGCATCTGCACCCGGTGCACCACCGGGTCAAGGTGGTTACGGTGGTTACACAGCACCCCTGGGTGCTTCATCTGCCGACATGAAACCAGGAAAGCATGCCACACCGGGCAAAAAAGTCAAGAAGCGTAAGAAAGATTACGTTCGAATTAAGTGAATTATCGCACTTGATCCATCGAATGAACAAACGTGTCGTCTCGGTATACAGTGGTTTTATCCATTAAAGAAGTTTGTTTGATGCAGAGCATGCTGCTCAATATCAAATAACGTTACAATAATCGGAATAGGAAACGGAAAAGGAAATTATTATGGCTATTGATCTAGAAGCAATTAAGAAGCGTGTTGCAGAACTCAGCGGTGTTAAGAAGACTTCCTCGGTCCAATTATGGAAGCCAACTGTGGGTGAACACAAGATTCGGTGTCTGCCGTGGAAGAACGCACCTGATGGTCAACCCTTTATGGAGCGTTGGTTCTATTACATCGGTGATAATGCCGGTATCTTGGCACCCAATCAGTTCGGCAAACCAGATCCAATCAATGATTTGATCCGCAAGCTGTACAGCAGCGGAAAGCCAGACGATCGTCTTTTGGCTAAGAAGTTAGCTCCTAAGATGCGTTGCTATGCACCTGTTGTCATTCGCGGTCAAGAGGATCGTGGCGTCATGGTCTGGTCTTTCGGCAAGATCGTCTATCAGCGCATGCTTAGTTTCTTTCTTGACGAAGAGGTGGGGGATATCCTGTCGCCTTCTGAGGGATTTGATCTAAAGGTCACTCTGTCACAATCTCCTGGCAAGCAGTTCATGGATACAATGGTCGATCCCGCTCGACGTCCTTCGAAGCTCCACGAAGATTCAAAGCAAGTAGAATCTTGGCTTAATGCGATTCCAAATCTCGACGACATGTATCGTCTCAAGTCGACGCAAGAGATCGAGACAGTTCTTAACAACTGGTTGACGGGTGGATCATCCACTGACACTGAGAAGTCAGATGGAACGGCTCGTGGAACTGCACCAGTTGATGAACTCGACAATCTGACGGCAGAACTAAAGTCTTCAGCACCTGCAGACAAGAAGTCAAAGAAGGAAACTGCAAAGAAACAATCGTTAGACGAAGCTTTCGCTGATCTAATGAGTGAATGATTCTTCTTAGGTCTTAAATGTGAAAGCACCGCCTAAAAACGGTGCTTTCTTTTATTTGCTAGCTAAAACAAATTGAGAGTGCTAAGGTAATATCCAAGTCTAATAGAGAGACCCAAATGGCAAAGAAATCAAAAGAAATTGATGCTGAAGATAATGCAGTTTCGTCGATGACTAACGATTTGATCAAAGCACTCAACAAGGAGTTTGGTCAAAAGATTGCCTTTAATCTATCTGAAGATGAGGCGCCCACTATCGTGAAGCGCTGGATTGACACAGGATCAGTTCAGCTAAACTATGCAGTTAGAAACGCAACTTCCGGAGGTTACCCAGAAGGCAGGATCATCGAGATCAGTGGGCCTCCGTCTATTGGTAAGTCACATCTTGCATATCATGCCGCCTTAGTTGTTCAGTCTCTTGGTGGTCTAGTCGTCTATATTGACACAGAGAACGCAACCAGCCCACAGAAACTCGCTGATATGGGCATTGATGTTCGAAAGAGATTTGTGTATTGTGACTCTCACTGCACAGAGGAAGTCTTTTCCATCATCGAATCGACTATTCTCAAAGCTAAGCAGATCATTGATAAGAATGTGCCTATTTTAGTTGTTTGGGACTCAGTTGCTGCAACATCACCCAAAGCTGAACTGGATGGAGAGTATGAGGATAACACGATTGGTCTTCAGGCCCGTGTCATCTCAAAGGGCATGCGTAAGATCACTGGTGTGATTGGTCAGAATAACGTTACTCTTCTTTGTCTTAATCAACTTCGAACAGCTATTGGTGTAATGCATGGTGATCCTGACATCACACCTGGCGGAAAATCAATTCCATACCACGCATCACTTCGAGTAAAACTCACCAGCGGTACTCAAGTCAAAGACAAAAACGGTAATGTCATCGGTATTCATGTCATCTGCACTGTAAAGAAGAACAAGGTTGCACCTCCATTCCGCAAGTGTGAGTTCGACATCATCTTCGGCAAGGGTATCGTTGAAGACGAATACATCTTTGATGAAGTTAGAAACCACTGTAAGGATGTAGGTCCTGTTAAGCGCAAGGGAAAAGTCATCAATATTTCTGGTGAAGGAGCGTGGAAGGAATTAAGTGTAGTCGACGACAAAACTGGTGAAGTCATTCTAGAGAAGAAGTTCTATAAAAGCGACTTTGGCGCTTTGCTCAGAGACGACAAGCACGGTCCATGGATCATGGAGGTAGTTGATTCAGCATTAACAATTGTCAGCGGACCACCTCACGACGAGAACACAGTCATTGAAGATGATGAAGAGG